GAAACCCCGGTGAGCGACGTGCTTGCCGGTCTGGGCATGATGAGTTTCGTTCCTTCCGGCGCGGCGGGAAGCCTGGCGCTCAACTTTGCGTCCAGCTTCCAGGCAGGCGTACCGGTCACCCGCTATCTGGGCACAGGAATGGCCGTCGGCAGCGTGAAGGTAGTCGCCGGGAGCGTGGAGCTTGCCGACGATGGTTCCGGATCGTTGACCTCGGTGGCGGTCACGCCCTGGGGCGGAACGGTCGACTATCAGGCGGGCGTGATCTCTGTCACCCATGCTTCTGGCGCGAGCGCCACCTCTATCAGTGTCACGGCGACCCCGGCCGGCGCGATCCCCATGCAGGGCTTTACCGATGAGATCGCGGTGACGCAGAACAACCAAGGCATGGTGTGGCTGATCCAAGCGACACCCTTGCCTGCACCTGGTACGGTGATCGTGGATTACCGGGCACTCGGTCGCTGGATTCGGTTGACCGACAATGGTCGGGGGCAACTTGTTGGCAAGCCGGGGCAGGGTAGTGGCACGGTCAACTATTCGACTGGGTCTATCGTGCTCACCGCTGGTGCGTTGCCCGATCTGAAAAGCAGCATCATCGCCGCGTGGGGCACGCCTGTGATCGCTGAATCCCGTGTGGGGGATGCGGCCATCCAGCCGCCGGCATTGCACTTCGTTCTGGGCGAGGGCTCGGCTGTCCCGGGCACCGTCAGCATGACCCTGCGGATCGGTGGTGCAGACGTCGCGGTCACCGACAATGGGGTGGGCGGCATGCTGATCGGCGGCCAGGTGCGCGGGTCAATCGCGTACTCGACGGGTGAGGTATCGCTGCGGCCTGGCACCCTGCCGGATGCGGACAGTCGCCTGGCAATCACCTACGATTGGGGGCAGCCGCTGCATGCTGCTCCGCAGCCGGTACCGGACGCGTCAGGCATCGTCTCCTTCACCTTGCCGCAGGGGCCGGTGCGCGCCGGCTCCGTTCTTCTCGATTGGTTGGTCAGCGTTACCCGTGATCGGGACGACCTGACCTCTGCTCCTCAGCCGATGCGCGTTGTTGCCAAGGACGATGGGAACGGCAACATCGTGGCCGTGTCAGTGGGCGACACCGCATCCACGACGGTGCTCGGGTCCTTGAACTACAGCACCGGCGCGGTGTCCGTGCAGGCCGGAAAGTTCATGGTGCGCCAGGTTTCCTATCCGCAGTACGAGAACAGGTCCGGGCGGCTCAGAGTTGTAGGGTACGGCCGACTGGACGTGCTTTCACAGTTCTCGGCAGGCACGATCATGTCTGCGGCGTGGCTGCTTGCAGGGGAGAGTTCGCAGCAGGCGCAGGAATCGTTGCCGCTGCCCGCCATGCAGCTGCAGCTGACACCGACTATCAGCGACAGTGTTGTGCCCGGCAGCGTGCGCTTCGGCTTCCGTGGCAGGACCTACATCGACCGGAGCGGTGGGCTGTACCACAGCATCGACCCACAGACTGGTGCCGGTGTCTACGCCGGCACTGTGGACTACACGTCGGGTATCGTGAACCTCACTCAGTGGCAGCCCAGTGGCGGCAACACCGTACAGGTGCTTTCGCTGCTGACCCGGATCGCTGACCCAGGCGTGGCGTACTCCTTCTTCCGCGCGCCAGGTTCACCGCTTCGTCCGGGTATGTTCACGCTGCGTGCCAACAGACTGGACGGCGAGCTGCTGACGGCGACAGCTGACATCAACGGTGACATCACCAGCGCGCAGATCCGCGGCCACGTGGATTGGGAAAGCGGCGTTGCGAAGGTAAAGTTCGGTCAGCTGGTGCCGGTCGCCGGTAATGAAGGCCAACCGTGGTTCGATCCCGGCCAAGTGGAAGGCGACCAGGTCTGGCGCCCGGCTCTAGTGCTAGCCGGCTCAATCTACATGGGAGCGGTGGTTTACCGGTCCATTCCGCTCTCCGAGGTGGTAATCGGCCTGTCGTCGGTCCGCTTGCCCAGTGATGGACGTGTGCCGGCATTCAAGCCCGGCCAAACGGTGCTGATTCATCACACGGCCAAGCACAGCGTCACGTCGCCGCAGGCGGGCCAGGTCGTGCCTTTCGGCCGCACGCGAATCGCCGGTGTCGAGGTCAGGGACTCCAAGGGGGCTCCGGTCGACAGTGCTTGGTATGCAGTGGATCCCGCGTTGGGTCGGCTGACCTTCAGCGACCCCCTGAATTTGTCCGCCTATACCCTGCCCATCGTGATCAGCGAGCGGGTCGAGGACCGCCGGCTCGTGGTGCAGCCTCAGATCACGGGTGAGATCGAGATCAATAGTGGGCTTACGCATGACTTCCCTGCAGGTGAGGCGATGATCAGTGCTGCGCTACGGCTTGGCGAGGCCAACGGATCACTCGATCTGCAGGCACGCACGGTGAACCTGTTCGATCAGGCGGCCTGGACTGGTGTTTGGAGCGATCTGCTGATCGGCAGCGCCGCACCTGGCACGTTCAACGACACCGACTATCCGCTGGTTGTGACCAATGCGGATGCCATTACCGAACGGTGGGCGATTCGCTTCAACAGCTCGACAACGTTCGAGGTGATGGGGGAGACGGTCGGCACCATCACGGCGGGGGCGGTGACCGCCGATTGCGCACCTGTCAATCCGCGCACGGGGCGTCCCTACTTCACGATCCCTCGGGCTGGCTGGGGCTCCGGGTGGTCTACCAACAATGTGGTTCGCTTCAACACAGTAGGCGGCTTGGCGCCGATCTGGATGGTGCGGACCACGCTCCCAGGTACGCCTGAAAGCGTCGTGGATTCGACTCGCTTCCAGGTCATTGGCAATGTTGCAGGAGTTCAAGCATGAGTCTCGTTCCAACTGTTTATCGAAGCACCGATCCAGGCGCTCCGCTGCTTTCAGGTGTGCCGGGCGCACTGATCGCGCTGCTAGACGCCGTCTTGGTCGATGGCTATGGCGTCGGCGCGGGAAGAAAGGACGGCCTGGGGTGGAAGAAGGGATTTGGTGGCGTGAACATTCGTGCCTATCAGAACTCCCAGGCGTTCGGCACTGGCTACTTTCTGAGGGTGGATGACACCGCGGCAAGATCGGCGTTGCTGCGTGGGTACTCGTCCATGAGCGACTTGAACACGGGGGAGGATGCGACCCCCTCGCCTGCCCTCAAAACGAGTGGGTCAATGTGGGAGAAGTCCAACGTCGCGAGCGGCGCACTCCGTCATTGGATCGCGATCGGTACGGAGCGGTTCTTCTACCTGTTCGTTGACACTGGCGGCAACTACGGAACGCAAGGGTACTCAGGCACGCACGGCCACTATGCTGGTGACATCACGTCGATGAAGCCAGGAGATAGGCATCACTTCACTGTTTCGTACAAAGGAAGCGATTCCGAAGGAAGTAGCACGGTTGGCTATGGGTTCAGAGCGCGAGCATGGAATGATTTCGGAGGCGCGGACACTCAGACATCCGCTTTCATTGGTCGATCGATGTCGGGAGTTCCTGGCTCAACTCGCGCGTATGTGTCGGCGTCAGCTGCCACTACCAGCGGTGTTGCACTGGGTAGTCAGTCGAACTACCCGACATATCCGTATGGAGGCAACGGTGGGCTACTGTACTCGCCCATCGATGTTCTCGAGAACGCTATGCAGCCACGCGGCTTTTTGCCTGGTGCTTTTGCTCCGATCCATCGCAGGCCCTTCCCTGAGATGACCGTTGTTACCGATGTGGATGGGTTGCCGGTCGGTACTCAGCTACTGGCGAAGTGCGTGACGGTCGATAGTTTCGCGGGTGGATTCAACGAAACATACACCGGCCAGATCCTGATCGATATCACCAACGCATGGGCTTAGTCATGAGTATTCCTTCCGCGCGATACGGCGTGAGGTGGGCACGGGCTACCTGGAACGTGCCCCGTGCTGCGGTACTGCTTGGATGCCGAAGTTCCTCTGGCCAGGCGTGGGCGGGCCCCGGCTACCTCGCCGGTGAGGCGCCGAAGACGAGCGATCCAGCTGAGCCAGACGGTAGGCTGCGCATTCTGAATCAGCCTGCTCAGGGCCGGATCATGGTCTTTGAGCGCGGCAGTGGGGTCTGCGTGGCGTCCACGATGAGCCGCGCCGACGGAACGTGGAGAGTCGATCGTCTCCACCCGGCATTCCGTTTCACCGTCATCGGCTTCGATGACCTGGGTCGACAGAATGCGGCAATCCAGGATTGGATTGCGCCGGCGTCGCGCGAGTAACGAATGGACCTGCTGGGCAACAGGGTAGTGCTGAACCTGGGTCCGCCAGCTGCGGCGGGCGGTGCGCTGGTCGGGCTGAATCTTGGCGTCGACTGGTGGACGGAGGAGCCGTCGGAACCGGAGCGCGCCTACCTTCGGACGAGTTCCTCGCTCTCATGGTCGGTAGCTCGCCCGCACGCAGCCATGATTCTGGTTGGTTGGGGAGGCGCGGGTAGTGCATCGATTGTGACCTCCTCCGGTTGGCGTGGCGCGCCGCGCCTGCAGGGGAGAGCCACAGCCATGGGGTGGGGTCTTACTCCATTGCTGAGCCGTGGAGGCACCCTGCGTTGGCGGAGTGCGCAGGGGATTCTTCGGAGGTCAAATGCCCAGCCGTGGCGGTCCATGGACTTCGAGAGCGTGTCGCTACTGTCCCGATGGGGCACGCCAGGCATCCTCGGCGTGGGCGGCGCTTTGCGCTGGTCTTCGCAGGGGCAGGTGAGCGCGTCGACAGAGGCGCGTTGGCTTTCAAGCAACTCAGCGCGAAACCAATGGCAGGGCGGCTGGGGGTGCGGTGATCGTTTGCCCAGGTCTTGGCGGCTGCGCTGGGGAAGTGCAGCCAAGCTTCCATGGATCGTTCGGCCTCCAGTTCCACCCGACCCCGATCCCGAGCCCAGTTGGCCGGCCGGCAACATGGTTGGACTGAATTTGGGCTGCCCGGTGGTTGGTGGCTTCGGGGTCGTTCCACTCAATCTCGGCGTTATCGCGTGTTACGCGGTGCGCCCACAACGAAGGACGTATGTCGTGATCAATACCGTGTCATTCGTACGGCTGCCGGACCGTATGCCGATCGAAGTGACAAGAATCACCCTGGAATCGGGCCGGAGCGCGTGGGGCTGGACGTTCGACTTTGAGCTTGCCGATCCGGCGCAGCTGGATCTCCTGAAACCCACAGCGGCGGGCCCCCGCCAGTTCGAGGTTGTGCTTAACGGCCATGCCTGGACTGGGATCGTGGAGAGCTATCAGAAGCAGCGCGAATTCGCGGATGGGGCGGTACGACTTAGCGGTCGGTCGCGCACTGCGCTTCTTGCTGCGCCTTACGCGCCGGCTCGGGTGAAGGTCACCGGTGACGATCGGAGCGTGTCGCAGCTGGTGGCGGAGGAGCTTGCCGATACGGGCTTCACAAGCCAGTACGGAACGGTCGACTGGATTGTTCCTGCGGGTGCGTGGTTCTACGACGCTAACACGCCTCTCGATGCCATCAGTGGCTTGGCCGGGGCAAGTGGCGCAGTGGTGCAGTCGGACCCAGCGCAGCCGGTGTTGCGGGTCAGGGCCAGCTATCCAGTCAGCCCGTGGCATTGGCGGGAATCACCTCCTGACCATGTTGTGCAGGAGGACATCGTCCTTACTGAGAGCCTCCAGATGCGCAGCGCGCCGCTGTACGATGCGGTGGTGGTCACCGGTGAGCTGCCGGGGAAGGGCATCACCTGCAAAGTGCGCAAGGACGGCGAGGCAGGTCAGCTGTTCGCGCAACAGGTCAGCAGCCCGCTGATCAATGTTGCTGCTGCCGGCGCCGAGCGCGGTCGGAACATCCTCAGCGATCGCGGTGAGCAAGCCGCTGTCGACCTCACCATGCCGCTGTTTCCCAAGCCACTTAGACCAGGTGAGGTCGGTCCTATCATGCCGTTGGACTTGGTGGAGGTCGTTGGCGCTGCGGGGAGATGGCATGGGCAGTGCGAGTCGCTGCGCGTTGATGTTGTGATCGATCAGCAGGCAGTGGTGATCGAACAGACCGTAACCCTTGAGAGGCACTACAGCGATGCGGACTGATCTTTGGGATCAATTCGGCGAACTGGTCAGCAGCAGTCCTCGACTGCTGGCGACCGTCACCGCACACAACAGTGATGGCACCAGCACGCTGACGACGTATGACGGCGTACAGATGCGGGCGTTCGGCCAGCTGCAGCTAGCATTGCCGTACAACGTGTGGGTGCGCGGAGGCAGGCTGATCGAGGCCGCTCCTAATCTTCCCGTGCTTGAACTGTCGATCTAGTCGGGTCGTCGGCCTCCGCCCGGCAAATCTTCTCTGGATCTGTGACGTTTCTCCAGTCAATCACGTCCACCGCGACTGTCAGTAGGAGAATTAGCGCTCCCCACACGAAAAATACCGCGCTCGCCCACTGCTTGAGCCTTTGAGTGGGGCGTGATGCCCGCCTGACCAAGTACGCGAGGATGCTCTCCATAATCGCAATTCCGAGGCAAATCCCGGCCAGCCATGTGTGATAGTACATTGGGGCGGGGCCACTAAATGCTATGGCCATTTTAAAGCTCGTGGCCAAATCTACGCCTGCTATTGCGAAGGGAAGCTGCGTAGAGAAAGCTATTATTCCGTTGAATGGCTTGTGGAGACTGGCGAGCCGTTCGATGTTTGGGGAGAAGGGGGCGGATACTATGGCAATGAGCACCAGGGAGCTGACCGAAATGAGCACTACCGACGCAGCCATCAGCGGAACTGAGGAGAGTCCAGACAATGCTTGAGTTGCCACTTTCGCTATGTCCGCCCGGGCATAGGCTTCGGTAAGTAGCAGAAGGCCCGAGGCGAGCCCAACGGAAAGGTATGAAACCAGCGAGGTGTACAGGAAGTCAAGTAAAGGGTCCTTGAGCTCACGCAATGGCGGAACTAAGGGGTCTGGTTTGAATGAATCATTTTCGATGTGCGATTTTGTTGTCGTGGCTGTGGAGTCGTTATTTTGGGATGTTTGCAGTACTCCGCGCCTCCATTGTTTGCGTGCCCAGAATAGCAAGGTAATGGCTGCCGCTGCGGTGATGAGTCTCGATATTTTGAGCTTCTGCCTTTCTCGACGGCGGTTCTGCCTTTCAACTATTGTCTCGTTCATCCGTTGCCACTACTCCTCCATGTTCGCTCACAGGCCAGCGGCCGGCGTCCTTGGAACTTTAGTCCAAAATGTTGTGGGTTCCGCCCTTGTGCCGCTGCCGTTGGATCACAACATCCGCGGAGGCCGATGGAGAGGGAGGGATTTCGGAGGGCCGCTCATCAAAAGCTGGGACGACAGCCGCCCACACTGGCGCGGGCATCACGCGGACTTCTGGAGCAGGTCTTCGCAATTGTTGCGCGGTGTATTTACCGCGCGGCTGACCCGGTACGCCTCCATCGCCGGCGGCTCGCTGGCCAGCAGCATGGCCATGGCGTCGTCGGGGCTGGCGGCCATCCACTCATCGATCTGATCGGCCTGCAGCCACACAGGCATGCGGTCGTGGATGTCGGCCGAGACCCCGCTGCTGTCTCCGGTGATGATGGTGAAGGTGCCAAGGTTGCCATCGGGCAGCAGCGGGCTGGAGTCATCCCACAGGCCAGCGGCCAGCAGCGGCCGGGTGGCGTGGATGAACCACGGATCCTTCTTGCCGTCCTCGGGGCTCACCGACCACTCGTAGTAGCCGGCCATCGGGATCACGCAGCGACGCTTCTTAAAGGCCGACCGGAAGGCGGGCTTGGTGGCCACCGTCTCGATCCTGGCATTGATGGTCGAGCCTTGCAGGCCCTTGGCCTTGGCCCAGAACGGCAGCAGGCCCCACGCTAGGCGGGTGACCTGCCGACCTTCGCCTCGGTCCAGGATCACCGATGCGCGCTGTGTCGGCGCCAGGTTATAGCTGGGCTGGATCTCGGCCAGGCCGGGGGCAAGGTCAGCCAGCCCCGGCTGGCCGAAGTCGATCACGGGGAGCTGGACGAATCGGCCGCACATGCGCGGGTCAAGCTGGTAGCGCGAGGGGTAACGTATGCCCCAGCACGTGGTCGCATTCGACTAGGCGGGCGTTGCTGACGGCCTGGCGCTCGCCGCATCCCGCGCATGCGCGTAGGGTGCCGCCTGGCATGGTCTCTAGTTCAGGCCCTTTGGCATGGGTGATGTGCTTGCAGTCGTTGCAGCGGACGCTGATCGCGGTCACGCCTTCGAGGTTGCCAGCGCGGTCACGCACTGCATCAAGATCTAGAACGTAGAAAAGGCCTGTATCGGGCATTGCGGAATACCGAGAATTTTCGGGCATGCTGCCTTGGTCGCTGCCTCCATCTTGTGACGATCGTCCGCATTCAGCATCACGGTTTCCTGAATCGTTGTGCAAGCTGCCGCTACCTCACGTAAACGTTCTCATGCCTCTGCTAGGGTCGTGGCTCATCAAGGGGGTGCGGCATGCCCATCAGGGCGGTTGTATATGTGAGCGGTGCGGGCGAGGAAATCGCCGGCGACAAGCTGGGCCTGTCCAACGGAAAGCTGGATCAGATTGTGGACGACGCGGCCCGGTTCAACCGTAATGCTGGAGTTACGGGGGTGCTCCTCTTCGATGGCGAACGCTTCCTCCAGTACCTGGAGGGGCCGGAAGACGGATTGTCGGTGGCGTACTCCCGCGTGCTGGGCGCCAGCAGCCACAACGGAATCGTGGAACTGCAGCGGGGCCGGGTGGGGCAACGCCGCCTGCCGTTCTGGCCGATGAAGTGGCTCCCGGTAGAACCAGAAGAGCTGAAGCGCTTGGCACACGCCGACTGGACCCGGTTCAATCAGCGTGGCGATGCAGACGATGCCAACGCAACGGCGATGGATCTCTTGGCTTTGCTGGTCGAACCATACGCCATTGCCGCATAGCGGACGGCTGTAAATCGAACTATTCAGGCAAGTGGCCGGCGTGTTCGCAGGATCTGCGACCGCCGGTCGTATCCTTCCGGCCATGCTTCCCTCGCACGGCTACCAAGGTTTCCGTACCGCCCCAATCCCCTCTGGCTGGGTCCAGACCGGTGAGCGCTGGGCGCTCTGGTACAACGGCCGCGAGACGGCCAGCGTCACACCCGATGACGGTCCTGGGGTCCGGCTATGGATGGAAGGCCAGAAGATGTGGCAGGTGAAGGAAGTGCGCGCCGCCAGCGTCCGACAGGCGAAGCGCTACGCTGAGCGCTGGTGCGCCGCCAGGCTGTATCCCGAGCTGCCTCTGCGTGAGGCCGTCGCCCGGCTGACCGACAGCACGCCGATCCAGTTGCCCCCGCCACAGCCCGGTCTGCCGCCGACCCGCGAGAAGCAGCAACAGGCTCGACGCCTGGCCGAGGCCGGAGCGAAGGAGGTCGAACGGATCAAGGCAGCACTCGAACCGCGCAAGCCGCCGGCAGAGACGAAACCCCGAGCGAGGGACATCCGCAGCAAGGCATGGGTGAGCGCAGGGCTCCGCGATCTACGCGGTTGGTGACGGGGGAGGTTCCCGAATACACCGTGCCTGCCCCTTGCGGGACTAGGCGCTTTCCCGATGGCCTCCTGAATTGAACTCAATCTAAGTTGTTGACTACAATGCACAGTCCGCCAGCCGTCTAAGCCGGCGGGCTCTCACCGAGCCTTCCTCGGCGGAGTGTGATAAAACCCCGCTTGCGTAGAGTAAGCCAGGGGATCAGGGAAGGATGTTCATTTCTAGTGTGCGGGTGACTAATTTCAGGTCGCTCGTCGACTTGCATGTCGATTTTACAGTTTACACCGCGTTGGTTGGCCTCAACGATGCGGGCAAAAGCAACGTTCTTCGTGCTCTCAATCTGTTTTTCAATCAGGAAACTGATATTGATGAGCCGCTGGCGTTCGAGAGGGATTTTTCTCAGAAAGCGCGAGTTGGTAAGAAAAAGGCGCGCGAGATAGTCATTGAGCTAGAGCTTCAACCTCCGGCGCACTATCGCGATTCCGAGGCGATAATTTGGCGAAAGGTCTACCGAGGAGGTCCGCAGGATCCGTTCCCGGATGAGATTAGGCGGAAGGATGGACAACCTTTTTCGCCCAACTCAAGAGTCAACTATTGGGCGCGTAGCCTTGCTTTTGAGTACGTTCCAGCAGTTCGCGGGAGGCCTTTTTTCAACATCCTTAAGCGGCGCCTTCATGCTGCACTGGCAGCGACGGTTGCTGGAAAGCTTAAGGATGCATCAGGCATGTTTCTAGAGGGTCTCCGCGCAGAGGTCGCAAAGATCGAGCAAGATTCCCTGCGCTTGCTGGATCTGAGAACAGAGTTCTCCCTGCCGGAAGATTTAGGTGATCTATTTGAGGCCTTGGAGTTCAGCTCCTCGGACGTCGGCGTTCTGACTGCGCTTCACAACAGAGGTGATGGCGTTCAAGGACGCCACGTCCCTCTCATTCTGAAATTTCTGGCGGAACAGCGAAAGAAGAATTCCGCTAAAGGAAAACCCGCGCCTGAGACTATCTGGGGCTTCGAGGAGCCAGAGAACAATCTTGAGCTTGCAAAGCAAGTTGAGGTTGCTCGTGAATTTGGCGAATATACAAAGGACGTTCAAATAATTGTAAGTACCCACTCTCCGGCCTTCTATAAGGTTGCAAAAGATAGTGAGTCGGGGTCTATCCAGTTTGCTGCTCGCATCGATGGCCGAACCCAATTCCGCGACGAGCCGTTGCCTGAAGCGGTTGACGGGAGCCTGGGGCTGATGCCATTCGTGGAGCCATACTTGGATCGCGCGGAGGCTGAGCGGCAGAAAGTACTTCAGGCTCTGACGCAACTTCGCGAAGAAGGCGTGCTCTACAAGGGCAATGCACTCTTCATAGAGGGTTCGTCCGATCAGATTATTCTGCTCGGCGCGTTACAAGTTATGGATATACAGCTCGATGCTAAAATTGAGGTCGTAGAGGGCTTGGGGGGGGGCGCAAATTGGGTAGCGGACCGATGTATCGCCCGGGTTGCATTGGCGGATATAGCCGGAAAAACCGTGGCGCTATTGGATGATGATGATGCGGGTCGGCGCGCAGCTGAGCGAATTCGAACGGTGGGTGAGGCCTTGGGTCGAGCGGGGAAGGTGAGGTGTATCTTCGCCGGAAGAGACAATGGCGACGACCATGTCAGGGTAATTAAGCAAAGCGGCATGGGTATCTCTTGGGCACTTGACGAAATGTGCGACCTGGACGATTGGCGCGTTGCCGAAGAGGCGGGGTGGCTTGAGCCGCGAACGGATGAGTTACTCAAGCTCAATTTTCAGAAGCTCGGAGGGGATATGACTCTTGAGCAATTGATCGAACGCCGCGTGGTTTCTCCGGATCACAGAAGAATTGTCGCCAATTCAGTAAAGCCAGAACGGAAGATGGCCTTCGCTAGAGCGGCTGCCGAATCGATGGCAATGCTTGGATATGTCCCGCCGTCCCTGGAGCGACTGGTCAAACAGTTGCATGAGGTGTTCTCGCCGGCGAGGTAGGTGAAAGTTGGCGAGTGGGGAACCCGCGATGGGTCGTCGGTCTCCACAAGCGGTCAAGGCAGTCTTTCCTATGCTTCTGCGTATGGGGAAATCGAAAGGTGGTGGAGTAACTTGTTGGTAATCAATGGCGGCCCTAGGGGTTGCCCTTAAATTACATTGGCGAGAACGTTGAGGGGGATGATTTGAGCTATCCAGGTGAAGCGCTATTTATTAGATTTATGGAAATCGCAGAGAGGAATTTCATTGTTCCCTTTGTGTCGCCTTGGAAGGTAAGGCGCGAAGGCCGGGCTGCCATCGACCTTCAGCGTGATCAGATGTTGGCATTGGCTCAAGCCGAGAAGGAGGTTGAGAAGATCCGATCTGGCGAACTGGTATGGTCCCCAGATACACAGCGCTTGGAGTCTCCGCGTTCGATTGATGTTTCCCCTCAGCCTGCGCGCACATCCACTAGTGGGTCCGCTGCTGTTCCCTTTACCACTGCTGCGCTTCGTATGCTGCGGAGAGAGGTCAACGTTGCAAAAGCGATGGTGAGGGCAGGAGACATTTTGTTGAACGAAGACCACGCTGTTCCAGATAAAGAACCGGATCCGGATTGGCTCGACCGTTGGCGGGAGAGTGCGGCTGCGGTGTCTGCTGAAAAGATGCAGGAGTTATGGGCTCAGGTGCTAGCTAGGGAAGTCAGGTCCCCAGGTAGCCTGTCGCTTCGTGCACTAGATTTGCTTCGGAACTTGGACAGTGGCGATGCACAGCTGATCGAGCGCTTGGCGAGTGTTGCTTTGCACAAGTCTTTCGTCTATCACCCGCCTCAGCAGCAAGGCGATGCGTCGCCGGGCATGTCCTATCGCGATGCATTAGATCTACAGGAGCTGGGTTTTCTGGGAGGAGTTGAAGCCCAAGGTCTTACCGTCACGTGGGATTCTGCAGCGACGACGGAGTTCTTGCTTGGGGTAACGTGCGGGGATCACGGGCTAGCTATCAGAGGCCCGAATGCGGAAGCTAAAATTACTCTACCGGGCTACAAAGTGACTGCAGTAGGAAGACAGATCTTGCAGCTGGTTGAGGCCGTGGAGGTAGACGCTCCGTACTTAGAGGCGGTTGCAGCGCACATCAAAGCCCAAGGATTCGAAGTTGAAATCGGCAAGGTAAAGTCTCGTGATGCAGGCGGCGTTGAGTTCGTCAATCTGAGGCCAGTATGACTTCACGGGTGGCATATTGGGTGGCAGCTATCGCCAGTGCGTTGAAAATGCTAGAAAGATACCGGATTGCAAAGCCGTTTGCGGCGGTTCGATCCTGTTGATGCCGCCAGTGGATTAGCCCTGACTCCGGTCAGGGCTATTCTGTTTGGAAACAATGCGTCGGAGCGGCACGCGATCCCGATCTGCGAGGCGTGGGTGAGGATAGGGCTCCAGCAGCTACGCCACGCGGTCTGAGCTGAGGCCAAGATACGTGGCCCACTCCTCCATGAGGAGGCGTCGCTTGTCCAGAAGCTGCCCACGGCGGTAGGCCGCCTCTGCCTTGTTCTTGATGGCGTGTGCCATCGCCATCTCCACAACCTCGTTTGCATAGTCAGTCGTCTCGGCCGCCCAGTCTCGGAAGCTTGATCGGAAGCCATGGACGGTGAATGGCAGCCCCAAGCCTTTCGGTGCGGGCTTCTGCACCAGGTAGAGCATCGCGTTCTCGGACAACGCGAAGGGTGGCTCCTTGCGGGACAGTGGTTCCAGGATCGCCAACGCAGCGTTGGTCAGTGGCACGATGTGTTCCCGGCCGCCCTTCATCCTGCTGGCCGGAATGGTCCACAGTCGGTGTTCTAGGTCAAATTCTGGCCAATCCGCGCCAGTTACCTCGGCCGTCCTGGCTGCGGTCAGGATGACGAACTGCAGCGCCCGTCGGCTGCGTGCCTCTCGCGCGCCAAGAGTGGCCATGAAGGCAGGCACATCCGCGTAAGGCATCGCGTCATGGTGCTTGGGCTTGGTCACCTTGGTGGGCTTGGGAAGCAGGTTCTCCAGGTGGCCGCGCCAACGCGCCGGGTTGTCTCCGTCGCGGTGCCCGTGGACCTTCGCCCAGTCAAGCACGCGCTCGATACGTCCGCGCACGCGCGTGGCTGTCACCGTCTTTTCGGTCCAGATGGGGCGCAGGCATGCCATGACCAGGGGAGTATCTACGTTCCCGACTGGCGTATCTCGCGCCGGTCCGTAGGTCCGTAAAGACTGCTCCCACTGCTCGGCCTGGGCCTCGTTCTTCCAGCCGGCGCGGTGGGAGGCGATATAGGCATCTGCCGCATCACCAAAGGTGGTGCCGGCTGGCCGGCTCATTCGGCGGGCCTCAATCGGGTCATCTCCCGCGAGCAGCTGGCGGCGGTGCTGGAGGGCTGATGCACGAGCCTCCTGCAGGCTGACCAGCTGCGTGGGCCCCAGCCCCATCTCCCGGCGCCTGCCGGCGCGCTGGTAGCGCAGCACCCAGGACTTTGAACCGGTTGGTCCGACCAGCAAGTACAGGCCGCCGCCATCTGCGTGATAGCCTGCCTTCGTCGTGGTCTGCACGGCGCGCGCGCTAAGTCGATTGGTCGGTCTTGCCATCAATAGTGCCCCACAGTTCGCCCCATGTTTGGGATCCGGATTCCGCGAGACTCGATGGTATGGGTGTGGAGTCTCAGGCGTTGATACGCCTAGGTTTCTGGACTCCCTGAGAGATTGTGAGAGTGTCAAATCGGCCACTCTCTCCGCCACAACGCGAACGCCCCGGAAGGGGCGTTTTGCATTTCGGACAAGGTCCACTTGAACGCCCGCACAGCGGGTTGCAAGAGATTCCAC